CCTGTCATTCAACACCGCGAACCCCTCAAGGGGAAGGCTGACGAGGGCGCCCGCAAGGGGAAGGCTGGGGGAAAATTTTGGGGGTGTTGCCCGTTTGCGGGCAACTTTTTTGCTTTCCGGGGGATGGGGTATAGACGATCTTGATAAGGGGGTACGGATATGAAGTACAGAAAGAACGGGACGGACGCGCTGTGCGGACAGTGCGACCTGTGCGGCGGAGAGCTGCGGCGGGGAGAGCGATACTACCGGATCAGCGGTGAGAACGTGTGCAGGGGCTGCCTGGCAGATTTCGCGGCGCAGATACTGGCGGCGTATGAGGTGGTCGGAGGTGAGGCGGATGCATAAGACGGCGGCACCCTGGGAGGAACTGCGGGAGAAGTACGAGGCGGGCGGATATACCTATATGCAGCTGGCGAAGGAATACGGCGTTTCGGTGCAGACCGTGGGACGGCACGCGCGGAAGGAGAACTGGGTCAGCGGGTGCCGGAACGAGAGACGGCGCAGGGCGGAGAGCAGGGATTGCCTGCTGGAAATGACGCGGGCGCTGATGCGGGGCGCGAAGCGGGCGGCCGAGGAGGCGGAAAAAGGTGAGGCGTGCACCAAGGAGCTGAAGGAGCTGGCGGGGATATTGCAGACGCTGGCGGGGCTGGAGAAGGAGCTGGGCGGCGGGACCGCGGCGCAGACGGTGCAGGTGCTGATGGGAGAGGGGGTACGGGAGCTGAGCGAGTAAGCACGGAGAGAAGAGAGACAAGGGGGAGAGAACATGGAGGATATATACATCGGGACGCCGAACGCAAAGCAGGACGAATTTCTGCGGTGCAAAAAGAAGTACGTCGCTTTCGGCGGGGCACGGGGCGGCGGGAAAAGCTGGGCGGTGCGGTGCAAGGCCAAGCTGCTGGCGCAGCGGTATCCGGGGATACGGATGCTGCTGGTGCGGCGGACCATGCCGGAGATCGAGGCAAACCATTTGGAGACGCTGCGGCTGGAGCTGGCGGGTACGGCCGTATACCGGGCGGAGGAGAGACGGTTCGTGTTCGGGAACGGGAGCGTATTGCAGTTCGGATACTGCGCCTGCGACCGGGACGCGGATCGCTATCAGGGCGCGGAGTACGACGTGATCTTTTTCGACGAGGCCACGCAGCTGAAGGAGCAGTGGATGCGGAAGCTGGCGGCGTGCGTGCGCGGCGTGAACGGATTTCCCAAGCGCATTTACTACACGTGCAACCCGGGCGGGCCGGGGCATGGGTATATCAAGCGGCTGTTTATCGACCGGCGGTATGAGCCGGGGGAGAACGGGGGCGAGTACGCGTTCATACCGGCGCGGGTGACGGACAACGGGGTGCTGCTGGCGCGGCAGCCGGAGTATATACGGCAGCTGGAGGCACTGCCGCCGAAGCTGCGGGCGGCGTGGCTGGAGGGACGGTGGGACGTGCTGGCGGGACAGGTGTTCCAGGAGTTCACGGACGACCCGGCGCACTACGCGGACCGGCGGTGGACGCACGTGATCCGGCCCTTTGACATCCCACGGGAGTGGAACGTGTACAGAAGCTACGACTTCGGGTACGCCAAGCCCTTTTCCTGCGGCTGGTGGGCGGTGGACTTCGACGGGTGCGTGTACCGGATATTGGAGCTGTACGGCTGCACGGGAACGCCGGACGAGGGCGTGCTGTGGACGCCGGAGCGGCAGTTCGCGGAGATACGGCGGATGGAGGACGAGCACCCGTATCTGCGGGGACGGACCATACGGGGGGTGGCGGACCCGGCCATCTGGGACGCCAGCCGGGGCGAGAGCATCTATGAGACGGCGCTGAAGCACCGGCTGTTTTTTGAGAAGGGGGACAACCGGCGGATACCGGGGTGGATGCAGCTGCACTACCGGATGAGCTTTGACGGGGAGGGGTACCCCATGCTGTATGTGTTCGAAAACTGCCGGGCGTTCATACGGACGGTACCGGGGCTGTCGTACAGCACCACGGCGCCGGAGGATGTGGACACGGGACAGGAGGACCACGCGGCGGATGAGAGCCGGTATTTCTGCATGATGCGGCCCATCGCGCCACGGGAGAGGACGGAGATACGGCGGGAGCCGTGAGAAACCGGGGGAGGGGCGCGGCCCCTCCCCCGGTCCGAATTTCGCAGACGACGAAAATGTGTAAAATTTCCATAAAAAGGCTGGACAAATTGTGCAGCTGTGCTATAATCTGATTATCCGCAGGAGTACTCCTGCTTTGGCGTTTTAACAAGCTTAAAACGAAGCGGGCTGCGGAAATATTAAAACCATTGGGAAGTGTTAACAATGAAAAAGGTATTGGCAACCGTGCTGGCGCTGGTGTTGGCGCTGGGACTGTGCAGCGTCAGCTGGGCGGCGAACCCAGATTTGCCGCCAGCAGATGAAAACGGCGTTATTACGCTGACTGATGATGTGGTATTGACGGCTGGAAAGGAAATCAACAAGGAAGGAACGCCCCAAGTTACAAAAATTGACTTAGGTGGTCATAAGCTTAGCCGTGCAGGCGGGTTTGTGTTGGACATCTATGGTGACGTGACGATTACAAACGGCACCATCGAGATGACGGGTGCAGAGAGCGGAAGCGCGATTTGGATCAATAATGGTGCCAAGGTCACGATTGACAATAGTGTGAAGGTAAGCGCAACAGGCAGCGTAAATAATAATACAAGTTTTGCCATTGCATTTGACAAGGGCTGCAATGGCGCGGCCCTGACTTTCAACGGAGCAATTGCTGGCGAAAATGGCGTAACTATCAACGGAATCATTACTGAGAATACCAACAAGATTTCCGTAAATGGCACGATTGATGTCACCGAACTTGCGCTGTATCTTGCGGGCAATGGAACTACTGACATCAACAACGGCGCTTCTCTTAAGGGTGACGTTGGTGTGGAGATTCGCGCTGGTGTATTGAATATTAACGGCGGTACGATTACTTCTACGGGTGCGAATTATAATGTGACGAGCAATCCCGGTGGTGCAACGACGACTGGCGCGGCCTTGGCGGTGGCGGAACATACAACGAATCAGGGAGTTACGGTTAATATCAACGGTGGTACAATTACCAACGTAGCTGGCGGAAAGGCAATAAGTGTGGCTAATCCGGAAGAAAAAGAGGAGGCAAAAGGCGCAAATGTCTCTGTTAATGGTGGTACGATTAGCGGCGACGTCAAGGTTGGCGAAAACGTGAAGTCTACTGTTGAAGGAAAAGAGCCTTTGACGGTTTCCGGTGACTATAATATGACTAAGGATTCCAAAGGCAACTACACCATTGCAAAGAAGCCCACCTCCTATTACTACTATTCCCCCAGCACCACCACCCCCGATACCACCACCAAGGGTTCTCCCAAGACCTTTGACGCGGGCGTGGGTATCTACGCGGTGACGGCAGTGCTGTCCGTGACCGGCATGGCGTGGACCGCTAAAAAGCGTCACTAAGAGCAAATAAAAAAGAAAGCCCGTAAGGGCTTTCTTTTTTTGCGCTTTTTTGGTGGGAAGGCTGGGACAAAAAATTTGGGGTGTTGCACGTTTGCGGGCAACTTTCGGGCTGGGCGGGGGCAGGGACAGAACATGAAAGGGAGGTGCTCGGATGGAGCAGGAGACAAGGACCGCGCGGGACGCCGGTGCTCCGGTGAAGATCGGGGCGGAGGCGGTACGGGCCGCGGCGGAGGTGCTGCGGCGCTATCGCGCGGGCAAGCAAAATCTGGACAGGCGCATCATCGACAACGAGCAGTTCTGGAAGCTGCGGCACTGGGAGCAGATGGAGAAGGCGGGCGAGGGCGGCAATCCGGAGGACGTGCGGCCGGCCAGCGGCTGGCTGGTGAACTGCATCCTCAGCAAGCACGCGGACGCCATGGACTGCTATCCGGAGCCGACGGTGCTGCCCCGGGAGCCGGGAGACCGGCAGGAGGCAGAGACACTGAGCCGTATCCTGCCGGTGCTGCTGAAAAACGACCGGTTCAGGCGGACGTATTCCAAGGCGTGGTGGGACAAGCTGAAGTCCGGATGCGCCGTGTACGGCGTGTTCTGGGACAACGAAAAGCTGCACGGGCTGGGCGACGTGAGCATCCGCAGCATGGACGTGCTGAACCTGTTTTGGGAGCCGGGGGTCACGGACATACAGGAGTCGGAGCACTTTTTCTGCACGGAGCTGGTGCCCAACAACCATCTGGTGCGGAGGTGGCCGGAGCTGGAGGGGAAGCTGGGGCGCGGCGGCGCGCAGGTGAGCCGGTATCTGTTCGACGACAAGGTGGACACGTCGGAGCAGTCGCTGGTGGTGGACTGGTACTACCACACGGAGCGTGAGGGGCGGCAGGTGCTGCAGTACTGCAAGTTCGTGGGGGAGAATGTGCTGTATGCCACGGAGAACGACCCGGAGATGGCGGCGCGGGGCTGGTACGACCACGGGAAGTACCCGTTCGTGTTCGATACGCTGTTTCCCGAGGAGGGGACGCCCTGCGGGTATGGGTATGTGGATCTGTGCAAGTCGGCGCAGAAGCAGATCGACCTGATGAACCAGGCTATTCTGAAAAACACGCTGGCGGCGGCGACACCGCGGTTTTTCATCCGGGCGGACGGCGCGGTGAACGAGAACGAGTATGCCGACTGGACGAGGCCCTTCGTGCACACCAACGGGAACCTGGGCGCGGACTCCATCGCACCGATCCGGGTGCCGGCGCTGGACAGCGTGTATGTGGCGGTGCTGCAGAACAAGATCGCGGAGATGAAGGAGACGGCGGGCAACCGGGACGTGATGAGCGGCGGCACTGCCGGCGGCGTGACGGCGGCCACGGCTATTGCGGCTTTGCAGGAGGCGGGCGGCAAGCTGTCGCGGAATATGATCGACGACGGGTATGAGGCGTTTTCACAGGTGGTGACGCTGTGCATCGAGCTGATCCGGCAGTTTTACGACGTGCCGCGGCAGTTCCGGCTGCTGGGCCGGGACGGCGGGGCGTTCGTCGCCTACGGCAACGGGGGCCTGCGGCCCAGGGCGCTGCTGACCGGGGGCTATCGCGTGCCGGAGTTCGACCTGGAGGTGATGGCACAGGACGAGACGCCGTACCAGACCATGGAGTACAACCAGTTGGCCCTGCAGCTGTTCCAGATGGGGTTCTTCCGCAGCGATATGGCGGAGCAGGCGCTGCGGTGCCTGGAGCTGATGCAGTTCCGCAGCAAGGACACGCTGGCGGAGGTCATCCGGCAGGGACAGAAGGAGACGGACCAGAAGGCGTGGCTGACGGAGGCGCTGCGGCGGGCGGTGACGCTGCTGGACAAGAGCCAAGGGACCCATCTGGCGGAGGCGCTGGAGCGAGAGCTGGAGAAGCGGGAGAGCAGCGGCGGAAAGGCGGCGGCGCCCCGAAGCAGTGACGCGGTGACGCGGCAGCGGCAGGCCACGCGGCAGGCGGTACGGCCCAGATGATACGGGCCAGCTGCGGCGGCGCGCACCTTACGGTGCGGGGCCACGCC